ACACCTGTGCCACACATAAGTATGTACATACACTCATCAAATGAACGTGGACTATCTACAGGTATATAACTACAATTATAACCACCAACATGGCATCTATCTAATGCAGGTCCTGATGTCATCAAAGCTCTCATGCTAGGCATCACACCTAAGTTCATTATTTGAGTGTTTAGCTTTTCTTTTAATGCTTTTGTTAAATCGTACTTGTGATTATCTTTAAGATGCTTAGTCATGTAACTAAAGTATCTGTCTACTGTCTCACCCCAATTCTCTCTGCGTTGGTCATCTTCTTTCCATCTAGCATAGCGAGAGAGTGCTATAAAGTTTTGGTAATCTGTTGGTAGGTAGTTGTTTATCATCGTTTACTCCGTTAGTACTTTAATATGGGATATCTTTACACCCTCTAAATCGTGAAATAACTCACGCATGTAATCTTCAAAATCTTCTGTTACATCTCCGTCTGAAGGAACAGGGTACTCATCAGGGTCAAGTAAAAGAGTTGCCATAATTTTAACTTTCATCAGTAGCTCCTATTAACTTATTTAAATACCACTGTGCTTTCTTTAAATCTTCTACACCATTCTTGTACTTATATCTCCATAGATACTTAACAATGTTTCCTTGTAAGTAAGACTCAAAACCATCCCCCAACATAGCTTCTAATGCATCTATACATTCAATGCCTGATTCATTGTAATGTTTAGGGTGATTAACCATGTCTTGTTCTTTATCTGCCATCATCTTCATATACTCCATATGTCTTAGCATTTTTTGTTATCATTGTCAGATTCAAAGGACAGTACCACAACATTGTCCTCTTTGTCAACAACTTTCAGCTTAGGTTGAGGTTTTTCTTCATTATAATCTGCTTCTTTTATTAATCTCTGTCTTAAGTCTTCATCTCGTTCCATAAGAGGTACACTAGCACAGACACTTCTACAAAAATCTAATACTCCATAGTAATCATCATCGTCTAATGGATTATCAGGAGATGTCATTATAGATATATTCACACCACCTGTCCATTTATCATTCTTATCCATCTCAGGTCTTACATCTATTATAAAATCTTCATTTGATACTTTACTTAGTATAGTCACTTAGGTCTCCTTAATTTAATACCCTTAAACTTTATGAACTTAGGGTACTTATCTTTACCCTTTTCTTTCAACCAATCTTCAGGTATTATTCTGTCGTAGTATCTAAATCCATATTTATCACACCATTGACCATAAGAGGACTTAGCACCTTTCTGTAACTTACTTCTACTATTAGTAAATACAAATCTTATATCTAAATCAGGATGTTGTTTCTTTATAGCTATATGTTTCTTTCTATCTGCTGATAAGAACCTACCCTTTGTTTCTATTATTATACCATTCTTTAGTATAAAGTCAGGGGTATAGGTGCGATATGTTAAATCTTCCCACTCAATCTTCATAGCTTCATACTTATATTTGTATTTCAACTCTGTTAGATAAATTGATATGGTGTGTTCTAACCCACTCCTATACCCATGCTTTATAGCATCTCGCCTTATCTTATGAGGAGACATCTATTCTCCCTTAAGACTTACGTACTGAACCATCTTAGGTTCTTTAGCTTGAGACATTTGTGCAGGTAATTCTTTTAATGTCTCCCAACAAGACTGTCTATAGGAGCAGAAGGTACAGTTCTTATTTAGTACCATGTTTCCTGTAGGTTTACCTCTAAATGTTTCAGGCTCAGGTTCAAAGCATCTGACTAGTTCCTTTGATTCAGTTGCCTTGATATTCTTCTTTATTTTATCAAGCTCCTTGTCCATGTCAATGTGAGCACGAACATACTTGAACAGACCATTGGCTTTATTAAGTACCCACCAACCACCTGCTTTCTTACCTAATGCCTTAGCATAACCTGCTAGTTGTCCAACATAACCAAAGCTATCACCTGAATGTAAAGATTCATATGAATCAAACTTATACTTGTATGACCAATCAGATGCAGACTTAATATCATCAACTGAATCATTCATAACTAAGTCATAAGAGCCTGATATTTTAGTATCCTCATCAAGTTCAAGTGTTACATTGTCTGTGTCTTCAAACTTAACATTAGCTTCTCTTAGTACTGCCTTAAATACTGCTTCAACTATGTCACCAATCATCATGTTCATTACGAAGGTAGTAGGTTTAGGTAACGCAGTCTCAGGTTTATTCTTCTCAAACCAAAGTTGGCATGAGGGTCTACCTATATTAGACATACGTAACCTAAACTTATCTTCTCGCTTCGTGTTGAACTGACGATTCAATGCATCTTTAATGTCTGTAGCTACTTGCTCAATATTCTCTTGGCTCATAGCAGACTTACCACTTGTGGCATTTTCAAGATACTGATGAATCATCATTTCAGCAGGATGGTTCACTATGCTACCTCTTCTTCAACATCAACATCAATGAAATCATTCACAATGTCTTTGTCCTCTTGACTAACAGGTGCTTTAGCTTTCATCTCCCACTCATTAAATATATAACTGTTATAGTTATCTATCCATGCCATGAAATTAATGAAAGTATTTTGGTCTTCGTCTGTTACTTGAACAGTCTTCTGTAAGTCTAAAGAATAGTTAGGTAAGTAAAAAGATGAACCACTAGGTAACTGTCTCTCTTCACTAGTCAACTGAATGTAATGCTGAACAGGAAGCCTTTTAGTTTGATTAAACTTATTAAAAGGTTCTCCTATTGTTTTAAATGCATCACGATTATCAATTTCCCATATGAATGGAGTGTTGTCATCTAGCGATACTTTATTACCTTTCTCGTCAGTAGCATTAGGCATATCAATTAGACCAAAGATTACTCTTACTCTTTTAATCTGCTTGATAACTTCCTGTGTTGCAACAGGTAGTGCCTTAAAGTCTTTGATATATCCTGAAGGTTTACCACAGTTAAAGCTACCTTGATTGTCTTTAAGGTCTGAGTTAAGGTTATCTGCCATAAGTGTCTTATGATAAGTACCCATAGGCTCACCCTTTTTAGCAGACATATTCTTAACAAACCTCTTATACATGAACCTTTGTATAAAAGGTCTTATCTCAACAGTTGGAGCATAAACAACAGGCATATCAGGTCGTTCTAGCTTGAATGAACCACCCTTAACGACTACTGCTTCTACACTTTCATCTCCAACTTTCTTCATGCCCATAATATTATTATGATGCAATCTCATTCTAGGTAAAGGGTTTGCTTTACTTGTATCAGCAGAACCTGTTTCACCTGCGATACCCATAGCTTTTGCCATATCTGCGTAGTTATTGGTATCTATTGTCGTAACTTCATTAACCATACTTTTTCCTTTCTATCAAAGTTTCTCAGTTATATCACATAACGTCTTTTGTGTCAAGCCAATTATTACCTATTTTTGCTTCTAATAATAATGGAACATTGAACTCTAATGCAAACTCATTATTAATTAAATTAATCATTTTACTGTTGACTATTTTAATAACATGAATCACTTTTTGTATCTCTTCAGGATGTATGTCTATGACTATAGAATCATGCACACTGTTTACAATACAAGACTTTAAGTTTACTAATTCATTCTCTATGTTTATTAGTATAAGAGGAACTATATCAGCAGTAGCAAAAGACTGAACAGGATAGTTCTTTATCTGTGTAAAGTGAGACACCTTACCATAAGAGTTTCTTCTAACGTCAGGGAATGAGAACTGTCTACCTGATGGTGTAGTTATCTTTCTAGTGCTTATAACTTCTTTAGCCAATTTGGAGTGCCATAATGCGATTCCTTCGTACTTTTCCGTGAAGTGTTTATAATATGTAGCCTGAGCAGGTGTCCTTCCAAACCCTGTTGCTCCATAGAGTGGTGCAAAGGTATGAGCCTTTGCTTCTTGGCGAGATGTCTTCTCACCTGCATCGCTAATAACACTAGCAGTATAATTATGAACGTCAAAACCATCTTCTATCTCCTTCATTGCAGTTTTGTCTTGTGATAAGTATGCTGATACTCTGAACTCTAATTGTGCAAAGTCAGCTTCAAGTATCTGTCCACCTTCCCAACGAGATACAAACACTTTCTTAACAGGGAATGTACCACCTCTAGGCATGTTCTGCATGTTAGGGTCAGCACCACTGAATCTGCCTGTTGCAGTCCTATGTTGTAGTAATCTTACGTGTAACTTGCCATCAGGCTTAGTGTGTGTAGTTATGCCCTCAACAAAAGATGACAGGTATGTATCTAAAGCTGATAGTCTTTGTAGGTCAGTTAAGAAACTAACTGCCTGTTGTAAATTATTCTTCCTAGCTATGCCTTGTAGTGTAGCTAAGTTAGTTTTATTGACTGTAAATCCATTGGCACTAACCCACTTAGCAGTAGGTGCAGTAAACTTTAGTCCTGCTACCACTTTAGTAGGTACAAAAATGTAGCCAACAGAATTACAATAATCACACTTGTTGGTTCTAGCATAAGGAGTTCCATTTTTTCTAACCTTTCTTACAGAGCCTGTGCCTAGACAACTTGAACATTGTTGTGCATCAGTCTTGTACACTATGTCAGACTTCTCTTTGACATTCTTTTTGTATTCAGTATTGTCCATGTAAGGAGAGAATGTATTTGCCCATTCAAGTTTATCTTTAGGCTTTCTACTGTAGATTACCCAAGACATTTGCTCAGGACTGTTGAGATTAATACGTGTGTCTCCCATCAATTCCTTTACTTGTATGTTTAATCTCTTCTCAGTCTCAACTTTCTCTTTCTCAAACTCATCTCTAACGTCATTTAACTTTGTAACATCTACAGTGAATCCATTCTGATATATCTTTGCTAATGTAACAGATACACGATTAGTTAATACAACTGTATTCATTAAACCTGCATACTCTTCTGTGTTTAGTTTCTTGTATAACACATCTGATAATTCTTGTGTTGCTTTTAAGTCAGCAGATAAGTAATCAGACAACTCTTGCTTAGGTATTTCATCTATAGGTGTTTTATTCTTAAAATATTCTTTCATAGTGTCTTGTTTCTTTGTAGCTAACTCATACCTGTTAGCACATGCTTCAAGTGATAAAGGTTGTTTGTTACCTCTTTGTAACACATACTCTACTAGCATAGTATCAAACACTGCACCATCATACTTTAATCCACATTCCCATAGCCATAGTAAGTCATGGACTATGTTATGTCCTATGAGTATAGTCGCTTGGTCTAGTAACTCTTGTACTCCATCAAAGTTATCTCTGAATAAGTATTCCTTGCCTGTATCAGTAAGACAACCAACCATAACCAATCTATTGTTAGACTCAAATGGGTCAAGATGTAACTTACCATCTCTATGTGTAACTGTATTCTCTACATCAAGTGTTAATTTCATAATGAATTATCCAATTTATCTATAGATAGATTATAGCAATCAGCACGTACAACAAAGTTATTTGATGGGTCTATATCTCCTTTTTTCATAAATGTTGATTCCTTAAAGTAATTATCTTTATTCTTGACACCTAACAACCAACCAACAGATAAGTCTTTCTTGACACGAACAAATGCATATGCATCACATTTTTGTTTTGTGTTATATGATGCAACACTACAGTCGTAGTATGGTTTTGGCTTTACTGTTGTCTGCTTTGTTTTTACATCTATTCTTTTTTCTGATATAATAACATCGTAGTCATAAGTATTTTTCCATTCTCCACCCAATACATTCATAAAGATTTGTTCACCTATAAAACCTGCTAAACTACCTGAACCCTTCAATATAGAATTATTCAAGTTGCCCATTTCCTTAACTTTATCTTTAGCTAAACAAACCATTTCCTCTGTAATATCTACTTCAACCATTTAATTTCTCCTTGTGTTTTTTTAAATACATAACAGCATTTTTAAGTTTTGTCAAGCAGTCTGAAAATCCACCTAGTCCTGTATTACAATGATGACATATCCATCCCCTAAAAGTATTAGTAACATGACAATGGTCTAGTACCCAACTCTTCATTCTTAGTTGTCCATACTTAGACATTTCTTCAATACTTCTTTCACAGATAGGGCATACATAATCATTGTCAGGTGGTGCATTTTCTCTTCTTAACTTTTTTACTATACTCTTGTGTCCGTTTTTACAAGACTTGCATGTTCTCTTTATTTCTCCTGATTGCATGACACTAAACTGTTCTATTGGTTGTTCAATGTCACACTTGATACAAGTTATATAGTTAGAATTATCATCCTCTGATTGTTTTTTAAATTTGTTACCAAATAAATCAGTGTCCATTACTGATACCTAGCAGTTACATAATCTAACTCACAATGTTCAACACCATGCCATCCTGATAGCTTATTCTTAACTATATTCAAGTGTCTAGCAGGACTTTCTTCTTCGCCACCATCAGGATTCTTAACTGTATCTTTAGCTATAAGAACCATCAAATCAGCTTCTGCAGCTTTTCCTGTCCTACTGCCTTCCATCATAGCCTGATTGAGATATATCTTACCCTCAGCTTCAGCAGACAACTGTGACATATAAAAGATAGCACACTCATGTTGTTTAGCTATCTGTCTAGCATGTATAGCATTAGCTTTCAGTGCTTCATCTGTCCTAGCAAAGCCACCTGTCCTAGCAAACTTATCTCCCATGTCTAGTACAACTATGTCAGGCTTGTATGCCTTACAGATACTTTCAACCCATGCCATGTCACGATTGGATGCATCCTTAATGTGTATATTCTTTTTCACAGGCTCATACAATTCACGTGCTTTACTTGGGTCTTTCTTTATCTGATGCATTGTCATGCCTGTAGCTGATGTTAAGTATCTAGCACCAACTCTATGAGCAGATTCCTCGTTACATAAGATGATACACTTAGCACCTTGATGAGCAAATCCATTTGGACTAGCAATCAATGATGCATGGAAAGATGTCTTACCTGTATTAGGTCTAGCACCTACCTCAATCAAGTGACCTGCATTGACACCCTCTACCTTTCTAGTTAGACAAGGTATATTAAATGTCCATCTAGCTTCAAGGTCATTCCTCTCTAGTAATGTCTCAATGCTTATGTCATCCCACTCAACTTTTAGATTGGGAGTAAAATCATCAGCATATAACTCAAGAACATTTCTAAGAGGTTCAAGTGTGGATTTAGTACCATTAACATAGTCAAAGCCAAGATTAGCAATATCTTCGCCAACAACCTGTTGAAACAATTTAGATAATACTTCCTGTGCGAT